AACCAGCTGTAATAGTACTTGTTGCACGAATTTCACCAGATACTGCTGAAGCAGCTGTACCAATACCAAGTGAAAAGAATTGTGTATTTGCTGTGGTACCAAGACCGATAGAGGTGGCAGTTAAAGTTGGTGATAAATTGGCTGTTAATAAGTAACCGGTTGTATTAGCTGCAAAAGCCAAAAATCCTAGATTTCGTGCGACTGTCATTTATTGTCCTTTATTATTTTTTCTAATTTCTCTACACGACCAGTCAATTCTTTGATGGCTTGGAATGCTACAGCACATAATTTTTCATAATCTACTGCTAAACTACCATCAGATTTCATTCTTGTGGCCACAGAAAATACTGATTGAACATCCTGAGCAATAACACCAAAATCTTCTTTTTGTATAAAATAACCGTCTGCACCACCATGTTGAGTTACGTATTCATCTGTCCAATTAAATAGTTTTCCACCAATCGTTGATACTATTGATACTGCATTTGGTATATCACGAACATTTTCTTTAAATTTTATATCTGAAGAATAATAACCAGTAATATTGTTTGTAGCACGAATTTCACCAGTAGTTGTTGATGCAGCCGTACCAACACCAAGTGAATTGAATTGTGCATTTGCTGTGGTACCAATGGCTGAAACAATCTCAGCAGCCGTTGCACTTGCAACAGCACCTGTTGCAGAACCTTTTAATATAGAACCAGAAGTAAGTCCAGTAATTTGTGTATTTGCAATTACTAATGATGTTTGTGCAGACCAGGTTGGTTTGCTTGTTCCAGCACTTGTCAACAAATAACCAGTTGTTCCAACATCTGTGTTACTTGTAGTGTTAGCTGCTGATTGATATAGAATTGTACCAGCACTGCCACCTACACTACCAGAGGATGTTGGAGACACATTATTAACAAGATTTGTTGTATATGCATAAATCTCAATTAAGTCGTTGGCCAAAGGAGCAAAACTGAATGTTATGGATGTTCCATTACTTGCTGTATAATCATTTCCATTATTGAGTAAAATACCATTATAAAAAATTTGTATCATACCAGCAACATAGGTTGTGCTAAATACAGTAGTGGAGCCATTCATTCCACTAAGAACAGTTCTTGCAAACGTTGTTGCACCAGATCCACCACCGCCACCACTAAAAGCTGTTGCAGTAGCACCTGTAATTCTACCTTGTTGGTCAACAGTTATGATAGGAATTTGACTTGAAGCACCATATGTTCCAGGTGTTACTGATGTGTTTGATAATACTGAGCCGGTGACTTTTGTTGTCATTTTTCTAACCTTGTTATTTTAATATTCATTCTCTGCAAATACGTTAACAAAAACTGTTCCTTCTTCCAATGCTTCAATCTCATGCCATCCGTCAGCAAGCAAGTTAACTGGCTGAGTGTCCTTGGTCATTATCAATTCTTTACCTTCTTTACGAACTGCACAAGACCCTGCATTACATATTGTGAGGTGCGAGTATGCGTGAGAATGACTGGGTAATCCTTGTCCTTTGTTGGCATGGTACACATTGAGTCTTGCACCGTCATACGTTACTGAATGTTTTATTGGGGCTTGTTGAATCATTTTCTTGTTCCGTGTTGACATCCATCCACTTGCCTGTGTAGCCCATCGGTCTGTTGATGTAACGCAATTGCATAACCTGTGTTCCGTTTTCTTTTTTTAATATACGAAATTCAGGTGTAGAGTTAGGATAAATCATTGTGAAAATTCCTTAATTTCACCAAATTCACCATTAATTGCTCTTAACCATAAGTTTTTTATATGTAAATATTTATCATTTAAGTTAACTCCAGTAGGATGTTTTTCATCAAATTCTTCATATTTAACATCGCAAGTAAAACTTGTATGTTCTAAATTATCCCATTTAAGATTTTCAACTATTTGTATAGTAAACATAATTTTTCCTTATGAAACACGAACAAATAATGCCGTATACCAATAAAATGTCCATCCATCACTTTGATATATTGCTTTTGATGCTGACATTGCTCTCCAAGTACCACTCAAAGATGTTCCTCCACCTTGATATGTACAAGTTGGAGCATAAGCATAAGCGGCAGAGCCTGATATGGGGTCAATAAAACTACTACTTCTATTTGTTATATATCGTAAAGATGAACCAGAATATGTAGTTCCAATAGATGTTAATATTGTTCCATCTGATACAGTAATTCCATTTACTGCAATAATTACAGAACCAATTGCATCAATAGAAGTATTGGTTATTGAACCTGTTTGTCCGTTAAGAGAAGTAACACCACCATTACTCGCTGTTGTAGCATTCGTAGCATTTGTAACTTCTGTGCTTCCAATGGCTGCAACAATCTCAGCAGCCGATGCTGATGTGACACCACTACCAGTACTTTTTAAAAGAGTACCAGAAGCAATTGATGTTGCTACGTTTGCTAAAGGTATATTACCAGTAGTTGTGACCGCTTGTCCTAATGTTGATAGATTCCGTGAGAGAGTCATTTAATTTTTCCTTTTAATTCATCAACTTCTTTTTTCAATTCTTTGATGGCCGCAAAAGCTACAGCACACAATTTCTCATAGTCTACAGCCAAAGTGCCGTCTGGTTTTGTGCGAACAGCCAAGGGGAATACTGATTGAACATCTTGAGCAATCACACCAAAATCTTCTTTACGAACAAAGTAACCATCTACACCGCCTTTGGCTTCCAAATAACTATCTTTCCATTCGTATGTTTTTCCACCCACAGTATCTATAATCAATAAAGCGTTTTCAATATCTTTTACATTCTCTTTGAAAGAAATATCAGATGTATAGAAGGCAGTAATATCATTGGTAGCACGAATTTCACCAGATAAACCTGAACCAGCAGTACCAACACCAAGTGAATAGAATTGGACATTGGATGACCAGGTTGGTTTACCTGTACCACCACTTAGCAATACTTGTCCAGTTGTTCCAACATCTGTGTTTGCGGTTGTGTTTGCTGCTGATTGATATAAAACTTGGCCAGCTGAACCACCTTGGCCACCAGTATATGTTGGAGATATATTGATTACTAGGGTTACATTGTATGCAAGAGTTTCAATAATATCACCAGCAATACAACCTTGAGCTAGTACTATACCAGTTGATTGTGTGCCTGATGGTGTATTAACAGTATAATCTGAAGCTGCAAGTAAAACACCGTTAATAAACACTTGTAAATAACCAACTGTGTGTGCAGCTGTAACTGCTGTTTGTCCGGCTGTTGCTGTAGATAATGTTCTTACATACGATGTTGCACCAAGACCAGCAGTTCCACCTGCAACAGCTGTTGTGGAAATACCTGTAATTCTACCTTTGGCATCTACTGTAATTTGTGGTACTAAAGAACCAGAACCAAATGTTCCTGCACCTACACCAGTATCGGATAATCCTAATGCAACCACACCCGTGGCAGCATTAGCTGTTAATCCTGTATTTGCATATACTGAAGTACTTGTTACAGTAACGTTGGATGCACCTGTAACTCTACCATACGTATCAACAGTAATAACTGGCAATTGTGATGAAGAAGATGTTACGCCACCACCATATGTTCCTGCATTTACACCAGTTGTATTTAACAACGAATAGTGACTAAATGTATTACCAGAATTCAAAACATTTTTAACAAAATTTGTTGTTGCAACAGATGTATTACTGGTGTTTGCATCCATTACTGGAGCTTGTAAATTGCCAGTAAATGTTCCGCCTGTTAACGCAGCCTTACGTGATTCTAATGAATCAATTGCAAGTTGAATTGTATTTGCGCTACCTGGTATTTGCCCAGTCACAGGACCATATGCAATATTGTTTGCATAATATGGATTGTAAACGTATCCATCAACTTCAATTAAAATAGAATCACCAGATGTTGGTGTAGTTGTAAATGAAATTGTATTGGCTACAGAACTAGCAGTATACTCAGATTCAAATTGACGAACACCGTTAATGTATGTTCTAAGTTGTGTGCTAGTTGTCCATACTGGAGTTGTAAAAGAATTACCTGTATAACCAGCAGCACCATTGGCTACATAACTTAAACGTGCGGAGTTTATTGTTGTGCCTGGTGTTGCACCGCTACCACCACTGCCTGTTGGAGCAGATGTCCAATAATAACTTCCTGTGCCGCCTGTTGCTAAAACAAAACCTGCAGCTCCTGTTCCAGCTGCACCAGTTACGAGGGAATTAAAACCACCAGACAATGATGTTGAACCTGTACCGCCTTGTGTAAATGCAAGTGGCGCAGTCAATGTTAATCCAGCAAATGTTGGACTTGCTGTTGACCTTAAATCTTGTGGTGAGTTGAAAACATAACTATTAGCTGTTGGTTTTGTTATTGAAAGGCCATTTGTACTAGTAAATGTATATTCATCTGTCATCACACGATAATACGAACCACTACCTACACTCTTAATATCAAAGTATTGTCCTGAAGTATTCCAACGTAAACTAGCATTAGTACCGGATGACCCTCTATAAACATCAAATGAACTAATTTGTTCAATAGCAGAACCAGAATTGATAGTAAATGTGTTTGAATTATATACTGTTGTACCATTAATAACAAAGTTTCCACCCACACTTACTTGGCCAGTAGTTATTAAGTTTTGGAAATAACCAGTAGCAGTATTTGCATCTAATTTAGTTCCTGTTGTGAGTAAATTTCCCACAATAGTTGCTGAACCACTAATCGATGCTGAACCACTAATCGATGCTGAACCACTAATGGATGCTGTACCAATTGTTGCTGTACCAGAAACTGTAGCGTTATTTGTTATTACTGTACTACCAACAGTTACATTACCAGAAATTGTAGCATTGTTTGCAACAGTTAAACCTGTTCCTGATCCTAATGCTAATAAAGGACCACCAATATTTGCTTGGCCATAATTTGTCAGTCCCAATGTTGTGTTAGAAAAATATATTTGTCCACCAACAGTTAAATTTTTGTCAATTGTTGCAGAAGAACCAGTACCTTGCACACGAAATGATTGTTGAACAACCACATTACCGTTAGCTTGTAATGATGTTAATGAATTTTCATTTAGATAGATTGTTCCAGAACTTTTGGTATAATTACCTGTCGCTAAAGTATTGTTTTCAGCAATGAGTGCATCGGTCGCAACTAACCAATCACCAAACGTGTTGGCATAACTTAAAATTGATACGGTATTAGCCATTTGAACCTTTTTCCAATAGTTTTAGCATGAGTTGTTTTATTTCCGACATCTCATTTTTGATAGTTTCCATTTCCACTTTTACAGTATTTATCTCTTGTTTTTGATTCTGTATTAGTTTTTTTTTCATATAGTATTCTTCTTTGGCGGAGTCATCTTTGTTAACCAAAGCCATGGTTTTTGTATCACGGTACATATTTGTACCTTCTACTTTAACCAACATATTATAGTCCTGTTCCTGATGGTAGTGCAAGAGTTCTCATATCTTTTAGATATGGTGCAAAAGTTGAGTCTGAAGAAGACATGACAATCTTAATCATATACTTAGCAAAAGATGTGTAAGAAAATCCTGTTTTTGAACTAATATAACTGATGTAATTGTCAGCAGCATTTAATGTTCCTGGTGCTGCCTCATATTCAATGATATCAATTCTAGATGTGGAATATTTATAAGATCCACCAACAAGAGTCATCAAAGACCAATTTGATTC